TCCCTCTCTATTACTGGTGCAAGGAGGAATGACCCATGAGCTACACATATTACAGCGGCTATCAGCAACCGCAGTTTTACCAGCCGCCCATGCCGGACCAGCTAGCCCAGCTCCGGGGGGCACAGTACCAACCCCAGCAATTCGCTCAGCAGCCACCTCAGCAGGCCGGCGGGCAGAGCATGGTGTGGGTGTCCGGGGAGCAGGAGGCCATGGGCTATCTGGTGGCACCCAACTCCGCTGTGGCCCTGTGGGACAGCAACGCCCCCACCATCTACCTCAAGCAGGCGGACGCATCTGGAAAGCCGTCTATCAAGGTATTCGACCTTGTGGAGCGCACCAGCGTCCCGAGGTCAGAACAACCACTCCAGGGCATAGAGTTTGCCACAAAAGCAGATCTGGAGGCGCTGGCGGCCCGTGTAGAGGCTCTGAGTGCAGAGAAAAAAACCACAAAGCGGGTGACAAAGGAGGACGTGGACAATGGGTAATCCCTTTTTCGGTATCATGGGAGGCGGTGGCCATCCCAACATGATGCAGCAGTTCCAGCGGTTTATGGTACAGATGCAGGGCAAGGACCCCAATGCCATCATCAATGAGATGGTGCAGAGCGGGCGCATTTCCCAGGATCAGCTCAACCAGGCCCAGCAGAAAGCCCAGCAGATGCAGGGAATGTTTGCTCCCATGCGGGGGATGTTTGGAAAATAATCAAACTGTACTTTCAATATTTTCTGACAAAGATGCAAGTTAGTCTCAAAATCCGTGGCCACGGTTTTGAAAATAAATCTACAAAGGAGATAAAGCAATGAGTCTTTCTTCTGACGGTACTGTGATGACGATGCCCGTTCAGCCCGCCTATCAGGGCAGCAACAACGGCATGTGGGGCGGTGATTGGTCCAGCTGGATCATTTTGTTTCTTATCTTCGGCCTGTTCGGCGGCTGGGGTAATGGCTTCGGTGGTTTCGGCGGCGGCCAGACCAGCGGCGTAGGCTCCGAGGTGCAGCGCGGCTTTGACCACTCCGCCGTTGTGACCAAGCTGGACGGCATCACCCAGGGAATTTGTGACAGCACCTATGCCATCACCAACTCCCTAACCAACGGGTTCAACAACACCAACATGGGCATGATGCAGGGCTTCAACGGCGTGGAGCGCGGCTTCTGCAACCTGTCCGCCCAACTTGCGGATTGCTGCTGCGGCACCCAGCGGGCCATTGACGGCGTGCGCTACGACATGGCCGCCCAGGCCTGCGACACCCGCAATACCATCCAGACCACCACCCGGGACATCATCGACAACCAGAACGCCAATTCCCGGGCCATCCTCGACGCGCTGAACCAGAACTACATCCGTTCTCTGGAGAGCGAGAACCAGGGCCTGAAGCTGGCGGCCTCCCAGGCCAACCAGAACGCCGTCCTGATGGCTGCTATGGACGCCAACAAGGCGGAGATCTTGCGCCGCACCGGCGCTGAGTGCCCCACCCCCGCCTACTGGGTCAATCCTCCCACCCCCGTGCAGGTCCCCTGCGGCGGCTGCAACTGCTAAAATCCCATAGCGCTTGACTATTTCCATTTTGGAAATTGTTCGGCCCCGTGCCGATCTCAACAACAGCGGCGGGGCAATAGCCTCGCCGTTTATTTTAACCGGGTCGATTTCGACCCCTTTAGAAAGGAATAATATTATGGCTGAATATGTAAATCCCGCCATTTTGACCGTAGCCCCCGGCCAGAACGTCCCTCTGTTGGACGTGATTGGTGGCAACTGCGGCATCGTGCATCGTGGCGGCAGTGGGCTCATCACGCTGCGCGGCAATACCAACCAGTGCAAGGCCCGGTACCGGGTAGCCTTTGGCGCGAATATCGCCATCCCCGAGGGCGGCACCATCGAGGCCATTACCGCCGCCCTTGCCATCAATGGTGAGGCGCTGACCACCGCTACCGCTACCGTCACCCCGGCGGCGGCCGAGAACTTTTTCAATATCTATGTGTCCGCGTCTGTGGAGGTCCCCCGCGGCTGCTGCGTGACCGTGGCGGCCCGGAACACCAGCACCCAGGCTGTTGACTTTGCCAACAGTAACATGGAAGTCGTGCGGACGGCCTGAAAGGAGAGAATAGCATGAAAGCACTGTATGATCTGAAGGAGATGCTGTCGGCGGAGCTGGAGGAGATCGCCCGCAAACCTGAGATGTCCGCTGGGGACCTGGAGACCGTCCACAAGCTGACTGACACCATCAAGAACATCGACAAGATCTGCGCCCTGGAGGAGGACGGCGGCTATTCTGAAGCCGGAGACTGGGAGGGAGATTATGGCCGTGGCTCCAGCTATGCAAACCGTGGAAAGCATTATGTCCGTGGCCATTACTCCAGAGATGGGCGTGGTGGTTACAGCCGTGACGGGCGGATGGGCGGATATAG